TCAGTTGTATTTAACTCAACAGCCTGTATCTTATCTAAACCATTTGCAGCCAACATTACAGCGCCAAATTGAACAACATCCCAAGATACAACATCTGTGTATCCTGTTGTAGTCATTGCCTCTAATGCTCTAGTCGAATTATTGTATTTGAATATTTGACTAGCACCAGCAGCAAACAATGTAGATACTTGGGCATACTTACCAGCAAAAACTGTTAGCAAAGTTTGACCTGCGCTCCCGCTTAAATCTGCCTCTAATTGCATTGGTTTAAAACCATTGGTAACAGGAATGCAGTTTTTAGCCTCTGTAAGAGCGCCAGTAACACCAGGTTGATCTGGTAACCACTCACCAAATACTAATTTTGTTTGAGCCATGTATTACTTTCAGCAGGTATATTTGACCATGAATTACTATCAGAGGAAATACTAGTCCATGTGTTACTTTCAGCAGATACATTTGTCCACGAATCATTTGAATCGGAAATATTATTCCATGTATTTGCAGACTCAGTTACATCAATCCATTCATCACCAATGATTGTACCAATTGTAGTAACTACAGCATCAGATGTTATGTTAGCAAAAACAGAATAACTTGCATTTGGACTACAAGTTATAGTTGCGTATCCATTTATAAAAACTTCTGCATTAATTTGCTTTGATCCATTAGCGGTAATTGTTGCTATACATAAAATATCAGCTTGCCCTAAATATATATAATTTGCAGAAGCAGTTACTATAGCAATGCCATTAATTGCAGCAGATGAGCTATAAATTCCTGCTCCATTGCATGATACCGAAGCAATCCCATTAACTGCTGCGTCACCAGATACTATTAATCCAGTTGTGCTAGTTGATATTGCAGCGGCAGATAACGGATAAAATCCAAGCATTGTTTATTTTTACTAAACTTAAAAGTTAAATTCTGGATTTAATGTCCATACTTCACCATCAAAAAAATATTTACTCCCAACATAATCATCTGGAATAACTATATTTTCAATTAATTTCGAATTAAAAATATTAACATCGCATATTAAAAAATTTTCTGTATTTGTATTATTTGAATTTAAAATAACAACATCATTATCATTAAAAACATATAAAGACAAATTATTTTCATTTAAAACTATTGTTTTCATTTTATTGCCCAACTAAGATAGAAGTTGCCGATAATGCTACTCCAACTTTTACTCCGGAAGTTAAGCCTGCAGGAGCAGAACTGCTTGTTGTAAATGTACCATCTCCAACACAATAATATCCTTGTCCGGCAGTTAAACCACTAGCTGCTGTATTTACACCACCAAATATTGTAGTAGTTGCAGAAGCACCAGATAAAACACTTGCGGTAGCCACGCCTATAAAGTTATTTGCTGTTAATGTAGTGCTTCCATTAACTTGAGATGATGAATAAGCTCCAGCGCCAGTACTTCCTGTTGATGCAATCGTTACTACACGAGATAAAGTAGTGTCTACTACATTTTTAACACTATTTATAACTGACCCAACAGCTTGAGGGATGATAGTAGAATTTGATCCCCAAGTAATAACAGTACCTGAAACTGTAGCTATTTGTGATTTTACATAAAATGGAGTTGTTCTATCCCCATACGCTGAAATATATGCGTTTACGCTTGGGTCATAAACTAAACTCATCCCATTACTATTAGATGCTGTTCCAGTGACTGTGTAGGTAGTCCCCATTGTTAATGTTGACCCAGAAAAAGAAACAATACCGCTTCCCATAGATGATACGCTTGGTCTATAAAAAGTTATCATTGCAGAAGTGCTAGTGTTACTTGGAACTGCAAATCCATTCCTATATGTTGCTGGTTGACCATCTGTAGTCAATTGTTGCATTGCTGCTGCCAATGGAGTTGTGCCAGTAATTGTTACAATAAATCCAGATAGATATTGTGTGGTTGTATTTCTAACAAATACAACAACTTTACCCAATGCAGGCCAATAAAAAGCATTAGGATTGGCGGGATTTTGTCCAGCCGGCCATAAAACTTGTCCATTATTTGTTAAAGTTATTCCTGATACGCTGACTGTTGCATACGCCATTCTTCCAGTTGGGCCATCACCAGCAATAAAAAATAAAATATTAGCTGTGCTATCAAAAGTTATTGAAGGATAACCTCCACCAGTACCCCACATACTTAATAATGTTCCTGGAGTTATCGTAGTAGCTGTAACAGTAGCCGCCAATACTGATGCAGTATTTGCTGTGGTTAATACTGCTACATATAATTTACTATTTGACGGTGACCAAATAGCATTAATTTGCTTAACTGCTGTAGATGATAAAACTATCTCACTACCCCAAGACAATACTCCAGCCGATGTAGATGTGCCAATTTTTGCGCATAAATATTGGTCTGTTAATCTATTATAAATAGCTATAAAAATATTTAACGATCCAACATATACTAGTTCGCAGTATTCTTGATTGTTTGTTGGTAGATTAGTTGCCGTAGTTACAGCAGCTGCAGATGTAATAGCTCTGGTCAAAACAGGATTAGAAACTGTGCTATTACTATTAACAATAACGCCTAAACCAGCAGTAATATTTCCTGATGCTGTTGCTGAATATGTGCCTGATGCCACAACGGGAGTTGAAGCCCATGTAGTGCCAGTTGATGTAAGCACATTGCCAGAAGTGCCAGGAGCAATTGCTTGAATGGCAGAAGAATTATTTCCCAAAAGTACATTATTAACAGCAAGTGTAGTAACCCCAGTTCCACCAGAGGAAACAGCAAGCGGAGTTGCTAAAGTTGTTCCTGAAGAATTAACAGTTAATTTAGTAACTCCAGCAGCTTGCAATTCAAGTTGACCAGACGCATCACCCGTAATGATTGCCCCGCCTGTTGAAGTATCTGCATTAACAATAGTAGCCATGTATTACTCCAGTGCTTGTATTTGTGCAGATAACGCAGCTAGTTGCGCCATCAGTTGCTCTTTAGTAGGGGCTGGTGTTTGAGTAGGTGGGACATAAGCTGCTTCCATTGCATCCCATTCTGCTTCTTCTTCTTCAGTAAAAGTAATATTGCCATTAGATGTTGCGTGAAACCGTTTCATTTTTGCACCTTAACTATTTTTAATTCCGTATAACCGAAAAGTTCCATTTAAATTACCGCTACTTGATAAAAATCTAAGTCCGGTTAATGCTGTTGTCGCACTACTTGCGTCATTTTGATTAATTATTCCCTGCACTTGCGCTGTGCTTCCATTTTGCTGTGCAACACCTTGCCAAAACACATTTTTTTTGCGGGTAAGACTTGATGGGAAAGGTATCCACATTACAAACGATGCTGAATTTGCAGCGGTATTATCTAAATTATAAAAAACGGAGCCGCTAGTTGATGCAGAAGGTGTTGTGCCAGTAGATGTTGATGTACCAGTAAAACCTTGAAAAACTGTCTCGTATGACGCTGATAAATATGTTCCAAGTTTAAATCTACAAAGTAGATATTGATATTGTGTTGAAGGATAAACAAGCTCTCCAACCAGCATATACATATTGTAGGTAGAATCAAACGTAGTCTCAACATCAATCGTTGCAGCGCCTGTTCCTGTTGTTGTAGACAAAAAAACCATCGCTGAAGATGCGGGAGCGCTCCACGTAGGCGCATTAACTCCCGCCGAAGTAAGCACCTGACCAGTAGTACCTGCTGCACTAAACACTGGGACAGCACTACCAGTAGAGTACAACACGCCACCAGCACTACCCGCACTAGTAAACGCAAGCTCAGACCCATCTCCGTAGCCTATGCCGCCTAGTGTTGGAGTATTGTTTCCGTCAATTATGACTGCCATTGTTTACTCCGTAGTTTCTATAACAGGCAATGTAACTTCTACTAACTGCCCATTCTCATAAGTGTATTTACCTGCAGTAAAGCCATCAGGGACTTCAATGTCAATGATCTGGTAGCCAGCCACAACGTGCTTAGGCACAATCAAATCAGAATACTGTAGCTCAGTATCAGTCTCAGTGTAGTCGCCAGACGCAATGATCTGACCCGTCGTAGTAATGAGTAGTTTCATTGTGCGGCCTCAATATAGCTTATTGGGAAAGATGTATATCCAAGGTTTGCCTGAGTGCCAAATATCTTGGCTCCAGAATTTATTACTTGGTACTGAACTGGGTGAGCAGAAATTGGCGGCATAGGGATTAATTGCCCCGCAAATATAGAAACATACCCGCCATAATAATATCCAATATTTGCACTTAACGCACCAGTCGTTAAATTAGTAACGCCATTTTTAAATTTTAAAGTTTTACAGTTTCCAACTAAATCAAAAACAGTAGCCGCTGTAAGTACGTATGTTGATGTTGCTTGTGTTGAACCATAAAATTTTGGAGTTATTACTGGGTTTGTTGATGAAATATCAATAGTTGCGCCTACATAAAGACTAGATCCGCCAACTGTGTACAAAATAACACTATTTGAATTTTCAGGATAAATAAGCGGGTCTCCCAAGGTTCCTGAAAACGGCAAGGTTGCTTGTGCTCCAGCACTTATTGTCCCCGCATTGTCTGTAAATGTATTGACATATGCGGTACTGGTACTGGTTGTTGCGTATACTATTTTTGTGGCTGTTGGGTAAAATGCTCCAGTAGACGCATTACCTAAACTAATAATAGATGTTGAACTAATTGTTGCAGTTGTTCCTGTTACATTTATTATTCCGCCAAAAACAGTAGTATTTTGATATACAACTGCCCACCTACTAGTCATTGCATAAGAACAAAAAAATGCGTTTGTTGTTGTAACTGTAGCGGCAGTTCCTACCGATAACGTTGATCCCGAAACTGTATATGGCGTCGCATATAACGCTGTTGTTGTCCCGCTTAATGCCAATACCACAAAAGAACTTACTGCGTATAACCGCGCCGGATTTGTATTGCCAGAAGGCGCTACCTCTGCCCCAATGGTAACCGTAGTTCCAGAAATAGTTAAAGCACGAATTCCGACGACTGAAGTTGCCCTTGCATAACTGACTACCCAAGACGTTCCTACCGCAATTAAAGTATTAATAGTTTTATCAATAGCAGCTAAATTACCTGCAAGTGTTGCAGTGGCTGCGGTTCCAACTGTAATTGCTGTTCCTGATAAAGTTAAAACAACTGCTTCCATGCCAGTTGTTGCATTAAAAGATACAATTAATGCTTGATCTGTTGCTGATTTAATTGCATAAAAAGAAGTTGCACCAGTCCTAATTAATGTTGCAGAACCCCATGTGTTTGTTGATTTATTATAAATAACACCATATGTATTAGAGTTTGATGCAATTAAATTTAAATCTCTTGTTGAGTCAATTGCAATATTTGCAACGCTTATAGCACTTCCAGAAGATGATGCTGTAAATTGCGTACTAGCACCAACTCCAACTAACGCAACATTACTAAATACCCAAGTACCGGCAGAAGTAGAATTATCAGCCAAACCAACTGTTGTAGTTGTTAATGGCGCAAGAAATCCCTTAGTAACTCCCGTGGCATCAATAATCTTCAGCGGATAGTGGCCCAAATTATTAATCGTATAGAGACAAGCACCATCGTTTAAAGTCGTAGCATCAGGCAACGTAACTGACTGACCGTAGTTAGTCGTAGTAATAGATTGAGCGCCTGTAGAGGTGGATGTCAGCACAACAGAGCCAGATGCCGTAGTACCGCCACTACCTGGAGTACCATTCACCGCACCTACAAAAGTTACACTTTGATCTGCACCAATCGTCATCGCCGTAGTGGCACTAGCGCCGGTCTTAAATACCAACGCACCAGTAGTATCACCAGTTTGAACTAAAGCCGATCCTACTGATGTACCTGCTGAAATTGAACTCATCTCTATCCTCTTACAGTACTACCCAGCGTTGACCGCTAGGAACAGTGACAGATACGCCAGAATTGATTGTGATTGGGCCAACACTCAAGCCATTTTTTGACGTAGTAAGTGTGTAATTGGTCGAAATAATTAAGCTATTTTCCCAAATAACACCAGCAGCAGAAGCACCAGTATTTTCCCAACTAGCAGACGTACCATCGGTTGATAAGTATTTTCCTGCGTTACCAGTTTGACTTGGTAGCGCATTCAATGTTTCCCAGGTTGGTACTCCGGTTCCTGCTGAAGTTAAAACTTGACCGCTAGTACCAGCACTTGTAAATGCCAAACCAGTACCATCACCATAACCAATTCCACCTAGTGTTTTAGCGCTACTAGCCAATACAGAATTATCAGCAGGATACGTACCAAATACATCTTTAGTACCTGCGCTAAAATCAACAGCAGCACCAGCATTAGATGACTTTAATACAGTAGTACGGGCCAATGTGCCAGCAGCTACCGTACCTAAACCTACTTCCCACTCAGAACCATTAACAATAGTGTAATAGCAAGTATTGGTATTGCCAATAGCGGCACTAAATGTCTGAAACCCAGATACAGCACCAGCTAAAGTTAGTGTGCCAGTACCTGTAGTTGTCGATGTTTCACGAACTCTATCAGCAATAACCAGCGCCATGAATTACTCCAAAGTAACGGAAAGATTACCAATTGCAATAGTAAAAATATCACCCGAAGTAATAGACTTAGATGCTGTCAATGGTGTGTGGTAAAGCAAATTACCACTAGTTGAATCATCAAGAATACCAATCCATCCTACAGTTCCCCAAGTTCCAGTAGCAGTAGGGAATGTCACAGCAGCACTATTTGTAGATACTCCGCCACTAGGCGCACCCATCGTCACAGCAGTCCGCGTATAAGAGCCACCAGATACCTCTGTGCCTGTATTGGCATCAGTAGGATCACTTGTATATAGCCCAACGTAAACAGTAGCAGGTGACGTATAAGCAGTGTTTCTCAGAGTTGCATTGATTAATGCGTTCTCTAGGTAGTTAGACATCTCAGCCATAATAATCCCTAGTTAAAAGACATGGACATTGGTTGACCGCTATATTCGCCAGAATCATCTGCGACGTTAATAGCTGCAATAGCTCTCTCGTACAATGTACCCCAAGTTTGCAACCTTGCATCATTCATCAGATACGGTTCAGCCTCACCTAGCGCAGCGTAAAGCAATGCGTCAGGACAGTAAGCTAAGAATGTATTGCTAGGATTCGTGGAGCTTAGGAAAGCAGGTTGTGAGTAGTACAGCATTTGCAGGACATAAGCACCATCAGGCACTGGCCCCAATTGCAACTCAGAAGCTAGTACCGTGTAGCGCTTAGGTTGGCCTGATTCTGTCGAGATAGTCTTTTTATAAAACAAGTTAGGCGTATCGTAGACAAGGACACCATTAGGATTAGCAGCAACGTGAATATCACGCATCTCTAAGTAATCACTAGGCAAGCCAACAGTATAATCACCACCTGTAGTTGTAGCCTGGG